ATGAAAAACGTGACGAAAAATGGTCACACGAACTAGCAAGAGAGCTGTTAGGTAGTCCAGGCCAGAGCGCACGCGAACAAGATGCTACTCTAAAGGCTGCCCGTGCTGGAACTGATACTCGCGTCATTGTAGCTACACGCAAGAAGGTTGCCGAGGGCACCGACGTTATGCGGTGGACGCATATGTATATGCAGTTCCCGGTAAACAACGCTCCGCAATTCTATCAGATGACACAACGTATATGCACCGCGTATGAAGGCAAGCCTAAGCCTATTTTACGTATGTGGGTCGATGGATTTGGCTTGTCTCTTGGATGTTTCGCGGCGACTTGGGCTAACGGTGTTATAAAACAAAAGTATGATGTTTCAGAAGCCACACGTAAACAAGCGTATCTGTTAATTAATCTCAAGAAAGATTCTGTAAAAGCAATGTCTGAATGGGGCTCTGGCTCCGAAACTATTAGAGGAAAGTTGTGATTATGGCACAGATACTAGATGTTTCTGTAATGGTCGAGTCTTTGAATATACAGATTGTTGATACCCTTTATCATAAAAGAGACAGTTCAGACAGGCAATTAGACGTAGAAAATTACGCCTACAAAGTGATCTGTGTAGGTAAGATTGTTGTTAAACTGAGTAGTGGACCCTTGATTGGTACTTTTCCATTAAATGCCGATATTTCATCTGAAAAGACAATTGACAAAGAAATCGAAAAAGCAATAGTTACCCATACTTACACACCCTCGGCTAAACGTAGAAAAGAAATCATTGCCTCTGCGAAAGCCGAATTAATATCACTGATTTTAGACAGAGTTCGTATTCTCTTCTTTCGTGGTTGAGAGCTTGTTTCTATGTGGTAAATTCAGATCATGAGACCTCCTAAGAATATTGGCATAGCTAGGCAAACCCTAGTCCCTATTGAGTACGTTCCATATCTGACTTCTCGTGGAGTACCAGAAGGGGTTGCATACGGTCAGTTTCCACGATCTTGGGAACTGCTGATCTCTCGTATTGACTACGATCCAGACAAAAAAGTAGGGCACTCTATATCAACCAAGAAACAAAGTCAGTTTCTTACACGAACCATAGAAGCACCGTTTGATAAGAACTATTTGTTTTGTATCAGTGGTGAAGCACACGACAACGTAGCACTACAGATGGCGTTGCAGATTTTTGTATCCGCAATGCGTCAGTCAGAACACACGACGCATAAGCCGTTGTGGCATACAGTCTATGGCTTTCCCAAAGATGAATTGCGTGATGGTGATCCTGAGACGATAGGTTTGAGGATAGGTGGTAGACCATCGTTGCTTGTTATTTCAAACATAGCAGCCAATTCGACGGCTATGAAAATTGAAAAAGTACGAGACTTATTGACTAGGTATTCTCATGTGCCTAGAGTTATTGTAGTAGGAGGAAGCAACCCTGTAGCATTCTGTTCTAACGTATTACATATGGCTGTAAACCGTGTTCTATTTTTCGGTTTTAAGTCGGAGGACCGATAATGCGGTTGGTGGACCGAGATTTAGAAAAGAAGACATTAAAACTTGTTACCGCAGGGACTAGCGGTAGTGATTGGCTTTTAGCGTCATTAAAGGTAGAGAACTTTGCAACTAAACCTGCAATTGAAGCATTCCGCCGTATATCGCAGGTTGCTAGGTCTAAAGCAGAAATATTGTCATGGGATGACCTATTACATGACCCTACGCTTTCGGAATCTACACGTAGCACACTTTCTGAATATAAGAAAAGAACCAAGGCCACTAAGAAAAGATGTGAGCGCATCCTTGTCAACCTTGAAAAATATCGCAAACTAAGGGCTATCTACGCTGGATTGAAAGCGGCTGGTGAGTCACTGCAACAAGAATCCGTTGACGCTGATAAGGTGGCTGAACAACTAGCTGAAATAGCCCACAAAGTAAAATCTAAGATAGATGTAATTAAATCCTTCACAGTCGGACAGGGCAATAACACTGTCAGCTTGGTTAAATCTATCCTAGCAGGAACAGCCTTAACAGCTATTCCTACAGGTTTCAAAGCGTTTGATCGTAGAAACCGAGGTATTTTCCTTGGTTCTTTGATGGTTTTAGGTGCAACAACGGGTGGCGGTAAGACAGCGCTTGCGTTGCAGTTGTCTAGGAACTTCGCCGATCAAGGTGCAAGGGTTTGCGTAGTAAGTTTGGAAATGGATGAGAGTGCGGTTATGATCCGCAATCTGTCTGCGTATTCCAGAGTAGAACTACAGAAGCTTATTAACCCTGACACTTTGACACCCAACGAAAGAAAGAAAGTTCTTCGTGCATACGCGGATCGCGTTAGAGAGCTAAAGAAAAAAGACGGTGCCGAAGTTATCAAGGTGCCAACAGAAGATTTGAGCATTGATGAAGTTTTGTTCTCGCTTAAATCATTTGGTTATGATGTAATTATTGTCGATTATATTTCTTTGTTGAAGGATACTGGCGGCGACGATCAATGGAAGCAGCTTGGTAACGTGGCTCGATTCTCTAAGATATTTGCACGCAACAACAAGTGCATTGTCGTTTTGTTGGCACAGGTAACTAGCGATGGCGTGTTGCGTTATTCCAAAACCGTTCAAGAACATGCTGACAATGCATGGTTGTGGGTAAGAGATCAAAAGTCTAAGGATACCCACATACTTAGAATCCAACAACCAAAAGCCCGTAACCAAGAGGATTTTCCATTCGATTTGCTGGAAGAGTATCACGTCATGTCGGTTAGAGACGTGCCAGAAGATTACAAAATTCCAGACACTACCGAACCTATTAGCAACATTAGGGGCGGTAACGTCAAATCCAATAAGGGCAGTTATAATGGTGGCAATAAGAAAGAAGTAACAAAGTTCAAGAAAAAGGTATTGGAAGACGAAGATTCGTATTTCAAAGCAGACGAGGATGATATTTCATGAAAATGCCCATTAAGCGGCTACCACGCCTCCCAGGACGATCCGTATTAAATGACGCGCACTCAATCTCTGACACCATTAACGCTGTTAAAGAACAACAAGAGAAAACCAGAAGTCAGATTAATTCTTGGTTAAAAGCCAACGACAAATTTAACGATAAGCCCTATATCGATGCCTGGATTAAGCAGCGTAACAAGCACAAAGACATGCTGCTTAATCTTGTGATTGAACATATGAGCGTAGCTGATGCTGTCATTGAAGTAAATGAAATTTTACGATATGGGTTGTCTATGGAGGAGGTTTCCATAGACACTTCCGAAACTAATAACATCATAGGCAAAATGTTCCGTATTCGCGTAACTGAGATGCTGGTGCAAAAAGCAGCCCTTGGCAAAGCCTATAAGCAAGATATTGTAAAGCGAGCTATAGCTAGAGAATTTCCATTACGTGACGGCGCTCCTATTAAATCTGAGCGACAGCCTATGCAAGTAAGTGTTCCTAGAACACCCCTTAACGTAACAGTTCCATCAGCAGGTATGCCTAATAAAGAGAGATAAATGAGTTACAAATATTCGGATTTAGATTACGCATGGCTTAAACGCGCAGAGAATTTTAAGAGGAAAAAGCAACGAGACAGCCTAATCAGATGTATGGTTATACTACGTGACGGTGTGTTGTTGTGTTGGGCTATACAGCTTTTAGGTTCTATCCTTAGAGCTTATTGAACAGGAGGCTACAATGGCTATGACAGACGACGATATATATAGAGACTTGGCAACTAGACTAACTAATAGCCTGATAAACCATTTCACCACTCAAACTTTCCCAAAGTTTGTAAATGTGTCTGTGGCAGACATTACTTTTCTTTTGAATTACGCCAAGCCTAAATATGATCTTTGGCTTAATCAGTCATTAGACTGTATGAACAGAACAGGTGGACATTCGGCAAACCTGCTATCTTACACTACGCCGGATGCTCCTATCCGTATATAGGCCACCATAATGCGACGAATTAAAAACGGTCCTTACACTTTATACCGATCTGAAAATATGGAGGTTTTGTCTAAACGAAAGGACAAATCCATCCATGTTCTGATTTCAGACCCTCCTTACGGACTTACCTCTATACCACCAGATGCAACGGCTATGCTCAAGGCTTGGGCCAAAGGCAAAGACTACAAAGGTAAGGCTACTAAAGGATACTTTGGGAAAGATTGGGACAATAGCGTACCGCAACCCTCCTTCTGGAAAGAAGCGTACCGCGTTCTAAAACCCGGTGGGTGGTGCTTAGCCTTCTTTAGTGCTAGAACATATGATATCGGCACACTAGCAATCCGCATGGCAGGATTTCAGGTGCATGACTGTATACAATGGGTATATGGTATATCTAGCCCTAAGAACATGCGTATTGATAGGTACATAGATCGCAAGCTAGGTGTAGATATTAAAAAACACTACGTGCATATGGGCGGGAATCATCCGCAGACTGATCTAGCGAAGAAATGGACAGGTTGGGGTACTAGTCTTCTACCTCGTGTTGAACTTATAGCCTTGTGTCGTAAGCCTACTGAGGGAACGATTACAGAAAATGTCATGAAGTATGGCGTCGGTGCCTTGAATATTCAAGGCGCACGCATACCGCTGTCTAACGCATTCGCACATGACATGAAGCAATCAAGAAAACGCATCATTCCTATCAAATCGTTGAATAACGAACAATTCGTTGATGATAATATTCCCATTTTGAACAAAGACGGCAGATTTCCTAGCCATCTGATTATGGACCCTGAATCGGGTAAAATATTCAATGCCAGCAACCCTGCTAATGAAATAAGTCGGTTTTTCTACCAACCTAAAATAACACAAGCAGAGCGTGAATGGGGCACTGAGGGCCTTCCTATAAAAAGAACATCCGCAACCCACAGCACAACGCCGTTGATGATGCGTAAGAAATGGGAAGGTGAACAAAGAGAAGATCATCTATCGACAAATAATCATCCAACGGTTAAACCTGTTGGGTTAATGCGCTATCTGATCCGCTTGGTTGCTCCTTACAACACAATAGTACTTGACCCGTTTATGGGTAGTGGATCAACAGGCATAGCTGCTATGTTGGAAGGATGCAGGTTCGTGGGCATAGAACTGGACAAAGGCTACTTCAAAATAGCAGAATCGCGCATTCGGTTTGCTCATACTATTGTTACAGAGCATCCAGCCGAAAAAATGCGCCAACTATTTGATTAGGTAAATGGATTGTGATGAGGAGATTATCATATGCCCAAGTTCAAATTTCTAAGCGGCAAAATCAAGACCAAGATTAAGAGCAAGAAGTTGGATAAATCTACAAACAAAGCAACAACAAAGGTTGAGGCACAAACGCCTGCTAGGCCATCAGGCGTAATTGTTAGCATACGTCCTGTTGTTGAATACGTTGTAGATGTTCACCGCTATTCCGATGGTAGGAAATATGAAAAGCCGACTTGGAGTTCTTGGGTAAGAAAAGGCACCTTCACTTCTCCACAATTCGCCCAAGAAGCCGCCTCCCATATTATGCTTGAGGAGGGTAAGAATTGTGATGATGTTCAATTAGAAGATTTTGCGCATAAAGTCACAATAGAGGAAATCCGTCTGGCTGAAACCTTGTATACTAAACACATGAAGGAAAAGGAAGACGCAGCGGATAAGAAAAGTGTTGAGAAGAACCGAAAGAGTTTTATTCCGGTTACTATCAACAAAGCAAAGGATATGCTTAAAGCACGCAAAAAGCTGCGCAAAAGCATAGGCAAGAACAAATAATTATCCTTAACAAAGGACAATACCAATGACAGACAATACAATTGAGTTTAAAGATTCAAATGATCCCACAGCAGCTAAGGAGGTCATGCGTCTTTCCTTGCATCAAAGTCATAAACTAGAGAGTCAAGGAGACAAGCAACTTGTTCGTAGATTGTGGGGTGTAACACCAAGCTACGAATCCGATATTATTAAAGAAAAGGGCGGTTCGTCGTTAGCAGAATGGTTTAATGCCGCTGATTATGTCCTAGAAAAACCCGATGCTCCAATAGGCATATCTCCGGTAGAAGGCCGTGATATAGTTGCTTTCATTAGATTCCAGGATGGTCCTATTAAGGAACGTGGAATCAATGGTGTTCAAACCGAAGACCTGATTGAACTGGCTAGGCAACGCCTACATAACCTTGCCTACATGGGTGGCCGCGACCCGGATACATATACTACAAATGCGCTGATGCATTTGAAATTGGCCCTAGAAAGTTTGATTGAACGTAAGGTTGCCCGCACCGCAGCCAATGTGGAAGGCACAAGCCAACAGCTTAGCGGTTCAGAAGAACCTTTGGAGCCTCTGGATGGTGGTGGATACGAGGATACAGAGTCAACAGATGGAACATTAGGCGGTGAATCCTACGAAGATAAGGTCGTCACCATGGTATCAGTAGGAGAGGAAAATCGAGAACCTACCCAAGAGGAATTGCTGAATTTCAAAAGATTAGTTTAACCTGATATTATGTGAGATCAACACCTATGACCGATTATGCAACCGCCAAAATTCAACGTGATAAATTGGAAGCTTTAGTACGAGATAAAACCGCTGCATTGAAAGCTATATCTGGCGTTGGTAAAGGTAAGATGGGACTAACGCCAGACAGCGTGAAAGCTTCTCCAGAATACAAAAAAGCTAAATCTGAGTTTACTAGTGCATTCAATCGTTTACGCAATTTTAATGAATGGATCGTTAAAACGTATGCCGCCGAAATGCGTGCAGAACGCAAAATGCGACGGCCCTCTTAGAAAGATAATAACAATGTCAGATGAACCAACACCAGTGCCTATTCTAATGGGTATGGATAACCCTGATGGCTACAAGCTCGAAGACCTTGCGCAAAAGTTAATCGATGAGCTTATAAAGAAGAATAGCAGACTTGAGAAGGATATAACCATCAATCCGATCACTCTTGCTGTATATCAATCTAATCAATTGATTATGGAGTATTTGTACAACATCATACGTTGTCAAATGTCCACTAAGTGGAAACTGGATACTCTAGGTCCAGACCAAGGCCCTCGGGGCAAACCGAGGATTTAACAACCTAAAACGTCGGTCAAAATAACTAGGAACAAAACCAATGACACAGTTCCACGATGGTTACGAAGCACCGTTCTCTATCACTCAGTCTGAAACCCATGTGGCTGATTTTGAAGTGCATGATAAAAACAGGAAGCTTATCATGCGCGGTAGGGCACTGACTCCTGACCTACCAACTATGGGCCATTTCATTCGTAGGATGATTGTTTCTTTGAACACGGAAGAAGGCTTTGTAGAAAATACATTGGGTGAATGGGTAAAAGAATAATACAACTATTCAATTAAAAGGTGTTGCTATGCTTGAACCAAAATATTTTGCAAGAGTGGACAGTGGCTCCACTTTTAATATGTGCACAAATATACAGCCTCTTGAAAGTACAGTACGACGTTTAGCCATTACAACAGTATACAATGGTGAAGTAGCTCCTAGTGGTATGCTACGTAGTATGGGATGGCCTTACGATCAAGTAATAGTAAAGAGTGATGTGCCCTTTTTGTGGCCCTTGTCTTTAAGGCAAGTAGAAATTCTGCGCAGTGAAATCCGTGCCGTATGTGATGATCTAATACTTGTAAGTATTATGCCTTTGTCATCGTATACTACAGATGACGGTCCTTATCTTACTATCCCTGCAAGCAAAGAATTTTTAGCAGCTAATCATCCACCTTATAGACCTGTTGATCCAAACACTTATAGATAGATTTCAATAACGGAGAGTGAACAGTGGGGTTTGATAGAATAGATCGGCAATTTAAGCCGAAGAAAATTGAACTTGAATGCGTGCGTTGCGGCTCTACCAATGATGTAGAGCTAGTATCAATAGATTCTGAACATAAAGAAGCACAGTGCAAAGTGTGCAGATTTGAAATAGAGGACTTTTGGTCCTATTAACAACAAGGAATAAAATAATGTCTGTATATCCCATAGCTGTCTTGATCGTGTTTATCACTGCGGTTTGGATTGTGACAGTTGTGGGTGTCACCATATACAAGATCAAAATCCTACTTTTGATCTAACCGACACTGGATAAGCTGTTAACAACAAGGAATAAAGTAGTGTATGGAACCTACCAGGCTGTCGTTAGATGGGTTAAAACAATTTGGATAGGTTCCAAATTCACATATTATACCCATAACGGTATGGCGGGCGCTGGATCAACGGTATCCCTAACCCAAGTCAAACAAACGGCCGCACTGCGAGTGCTAGACGAATCAATTAAACTTTGTCTGGCAGCAGGGATTAACGACGACAATATTATTATCGCTAGAGTTCATGAAGAACTAATAAAACAAAGAAATAAAAAGCCAACAGTTTCAAAATCAGGCCATGCACTTACACTGGAAGAAGTAGTCGATCTGCATATGTGCCTTGCTGTATATATGCATCTTGATGAAATAACTCTTTCAGGGGTAGAGATTGCATTGCACGAAAAACTACTGACTATGCCTCCCAGTTCCATGGGAACACGACCAGACGGCTCTGTGTTCAGAAAAACAACGAAAAAGGAAGAGGACTAAGACTATGTTGGTTGAACGAGTCCGTGATTGAGACTGTTTATACCTATCACGTATACGAACATCCTCTTACAAGTTAATTTGATATCATAGGCCACGGCAATGTCACGATACATTCAAAACGTAATACATTTTGTAGGTGTCAAAAACCACACATTCGATAACAAGACAGTTTTCTGGCACAGTTGTCTTGTTGAAGATAAACTTCAACTGATTCAAGATTTAGGTAAGGATATCTGTCACCATAAGGCGATCTTACCGTACAGTCAGACTAATAACAATTATATCCAAGAATGGGTTGATAGTGATGCGGATAAATTTGTTATACTAGACACCTATGATAAAACCGTAAGGCGCATTACATCTAAAACACTTATACCTAGCGTGCAGGACTTTAGCGTAGACTATACGATGAAGTTTGAACCCCGCGAAGTGAATAGGATATGGGTATCGTTTTGGTCCGCCAAAACACCGGAAGAAATTTCAATTATACCCTACATGAAGCAAATACGTGACGAATCTAGCAGTAGAACAAATTCCATAGCTCTACGGTTATGGAGAATGCAAGAAGCATAAATGTGCCCGATATGTTGAAAGACCTAATTTAGCGGGTAATAAGCCCAGGTCTTTCAATGGCACGCATTTCTGATAGTTCTCCGCGAGAGAGCGCTGTATCTACATCCCGTAAAAAGAAAAAAGCTACAGGCAGTGTAAAGGTCAGCCCTATCGCTTTGCCTAGAAGAAAGATAGTTTTGGGTCAACCAAGTGAGAACTGTCTAAACTGCAAGAGATTCACTAAATGCAGCGATCCAGACAAAGCCTTTGACTATGTATGCGGACGATACAAGGCCACCAGCACTATCTTGTCTCTCGATGATTTTTCCGAAGACACTGTAGAGCCGGGTTCTGCGTTGCTTAGAGTAAAAAGCAGCAAGAAGAAGCTGATTGTTCGAAACGCCCAAGAAGATTTTGAGCGTATCAAGCAAGATGTATTAAAAACAAACAAGAAGCGCGTCTTGAAAGTGTCTGAGTTTAGTGATGAAGGCTCAGACCTTTATGATCTTGAAAAGATTGTAGCATCACTAACCAACGCACCTAATGGCGCGCAAATCGATTTGCGTGTTGATGATAGAGATATGCCAGAAGCTCCAAACTTCATGGAGTTTTGCACGTCACCACAATACGTCAATTACACACCATTTGCAAAACAGGTCGAAATCGGCATTAACCTGTTCAACGATTTTTGCACCAATCCAAAATGCACAGATGTTGATTATGCCCATTGTATCCCTACAGATGCCACGTATGACCAGATTTTGGAAAAGGTTACACTATACGAACATGGCAAATGTCTGTTTTGTGGTGAGACCAGGGCGGATTCCTGGAAGCGCGGCACCAAACGATATAATGAACTAGCAGGGCTTGCAGGTCAGCGTGGTGGTAAGAGTCGAACTGTAACTCTTATAGCCGCTTATGTGATCCATCGTTATCTTAAATTGCAAAATCCTGTGCGTGTTCTAAACCTAATGCCTAACGAAATCCTTTATGGATTGTTCACAGCTACATCATCCTCTCAGGTGCGTGATAATATCTTTGATCCGCTATCTGAGATATTGCACAGTAGCCCTTGGTTTCAAGAATACCATAAGCTACTAGATTACCATGGCAAACGATATGGTGAGCAATTCTACGATCTAAAAAGCACGTTCTTTAAGTATTCACACCGCCGCATGGTTGTGTCAGCTATCAGCCCTGACAAAAAGAACATGCGTGGTCGCACCACCTTCCTTGGTGGCATTGACGAATTGGGCTGGTTTTTCACCAAAGCAAAAGAATCTGTTAAGCTCGACCCTGATGAAACCTATTCTGCCCTAGAGAATAGCTTTCTGTCCGTTCGTGCGGCCGTAAGACAGTTGTATGATGCAGGTCACTACAACATTCCACCACCTATGTTCTGCAATATATCCTCGCCGTCATCATCGCGTGATAAGATGGTGCGACTGGTTAAAGAGGCAGAGGGATCAAACAACACATATTCGTTTAGATACACTGTGTTTGATATGAACCCCACTATCAAGCCGGTTGATTTAGAACAGACTGCTAAAAATGATCCTGTCCTTTTCAAGCGCAACTTTCTAGCACAGCCACCTGATTCTGCATATTCCTTTATCCATGATCGTAAAAGTATTCTGGCTTGCGTTAACAAGAGACGCCAGAATGCAGTAAGAACAACACAGATGCAAATGAAATCTTCGCACGGTGTTGTAACCACAGGCGCTAAAGTAGTTGTTAAAAGCCGTATTGTAAACGATAAATTCCCACCGCCAAGAATGCTTGCACTAGATGCAGGGCATACACACGATAGTTTTGCAGGGTGTGTTCTACATTTGGAAGACAAAGGTGATTATGTCCAGTGCATAGTTGATGCTCTTATTGAGGTTATCCCAAAGTCGGGAGAGCCTGTGAACTTTACATCGGTTTATGATAAAATCATCATGCCGTTGATTGAAAAGATGAACATTACTTATGTCTGCGCTGATAGATGGAACTCTGTCAAGATGCTGCAAGACATTGAGGATAAAACGAGCATTTCTACCAGCATTTACTCTGTCACCTATCGCGATATGCTTGAACTGCGCGAGGATATTTTCAATCAGCGTATTGAATTACCGCGCGGAGAGCTTAAACTGTCTGAGGCTTTCAAAGTAGCTGCTAGAAACTATCCATTTAGTATGGAAGGTTTCCCTGTATCGCATATGATGATACAGTCTTTGACTGTTGAAGATTCAATGGGCAAAAAGGTTGATAAAGGCTACGGTTATACAGACGATATGTTCAGAGCATTAGCTCTTGGACATGCCATGATAACTGATGAAGAAATCCAAGAGTTAATGACGGTAGAGACTGGAACACACAAACATCGCGATTTAGGCGTGGTTGTTTCTTATAGTTCTGGTGGATCAGGAATGGGTGGAGCAAGGTCTGGAAGCAATATAGTAGCTGTCGGTTCCTATGGTGGAGGCGGTAGTAGCGGTGGCAGTGGTGGTAATGTATTTTCACGAGGTGGTCGATAGGGTCTAATTTTGCCCATAATATACGGAGAATAGACAATGCCGTTCAATCCATTGTTTGATAAGGTCAAAAAACCTACAAATCAAATAGAAACTATTTCCCAATCTAGTTTGCCACGTTCTCCTGTTTCCAATGATTTTATGGAACTAGCTTATTGCGGGGAAATTCCGGTATTCGTTGATCTGAGAAATAACGTAGTTCTACCTGTGCGCGATTAAGGATAATAAAATGATAGCCTTCGTAAGAATTTCAGAAACAGGAGGTTACCATTCTTAAAGGAGCTGGTAAGTACGGAGTATTCGCTTCGCGAGAAGGTGGTAGACAAATCCAAACTCGCTCTGGTTTTTCTGGAGCGGGTGGTGCTATTCCTGGTGGGTCATCTGGTGGTTATGGTTCTGGTGCAGCCACAGCGGGAATGTATGAAAAGCCTATTCTGGATGGATTTGTACCAGAAAACAACGAATTGGCTATGCGTCGGCTATATCGTGATATGTATTTGCACGATCCTATAGCGGGTGCTGCGGTAGACTTGCAAGCGCAATTACCATTTTCTGATTTTACTTTGTCTGGCTTGCCAGATCAGAACATGTTACGCACGTTTGCTTCATCATTGGAAGCGATTCACGTCAAAACTCTATTGCCTGAGTTGGCTACAGAATATCAAGTAGACGGAATGTTTATTGGCTACGCGAATTTCGATGACGTTGAAAAGCGCGTCAAGTCTATTATGCCACAGAACGCTGATGTCTGCACTATAACGGAACTGCCTATTTATGGACGTGATCCGATTATTGACGTGCAAATACCAGAGGCGCAAAAGAAACTATTTAATTCAACCGATTCTCGTATCAAAGAAGCCTTTGCTAAGTATGGCGACGATATGAAGGATATGATAAGAGTAGGCAAATTTCCTCTCGACCCGAAGTTTACGCTTTATGTTGCACGGCGCACATTTGCGACTACAACTAAAGGCATGTCATATTATAGGCGCATTATTCCAATATGGCTTTGGGAAAAGGCTTTGCTGCGTGGAACCATTGATCTGTCATACCGTAGACAAAAATCCATTCTGCACCTAGTCGTAGGTGATGAAGAATGGGAGCCTAATAATGAAGAATTGACAAGCATTGTCGATATGTTCATTAAGGCGGACGTTGATCCTACGGGCGCGGTGGTAGCTACTCGTCCTGGTATTCAAACAAGTGAAATCAGATCAGGTTCTGATTTTTGGCGATATGATGAGATATATGACTTCGCCTCTGGCGCGAAAATGCGTGCCCTTGGTATCTCTGATGGCTTTTTATCGGGGGAATCCTGCATGGTTGGAAACACTATTGTTCCAACCAGTAAAGGTTTGCTTGAAATAGGTCCTATAGGCGATCCTAAAAATGGACGCTGGCAAGACACAAAGTTCAAAGTCTTGTCACGTTATGGAGTAGAAAAAGCTGTTAAGTGGTTTTATAATGGCGTAAAACCCACTATAAAAATCACCACAGGGCTTGGTAATGTTGCACAAGCCACCCACAATCATCAAATGCTTGTATTTAATACAAGCAATGGTGAAACTGATTGGGAGAGAATGGACGCGCTAAAACGCGGTGATTTGCTATGCATAAATACCAAAGGTATGGTACGTACTACTCCTTTGGTGTTAAATTTGCCTGATCCAAGTGATGATGCTTTGCATGGCGGGCAACGTAAAATTTTGCAAAAGCCCAAGTTCATGACCCCCAGTCTAGCATTTTTCTTAGGCGCTATTCAGGCTGAAGGTTCGATAAGCAGAAAAGGCTATCAAATCCGCTTTAGTAATTCAGATGAAGCCTTTATTGAAAGAGTGCGTTCTGCTCTTGGGAAAGTTTTCAATACCTACGGTGCAGCAAATAGATTGGTAGACCTGTCTCCTTATCCATATAGTTTTAACCAAAATAAAAACTGCTACGAGCTTATTATTTGTTCAAAGACACTGGTCGAATGGCTGGATACGCTCGGAATGTACTGTGATGGGAATCAAGAAAAGACAGCCTCACATTATAAGACTATTCCTTGGTCAATTATGCAAGCTGATGAACAATCACAAATTGCTTTCATGGCTGCTTATATTGAAGGTGACGGTTCTATTGCCAAAAACATATTGATAATATCAGCAAGTAATAGGACTTTAGAGCAATTTCAGGCATTACTATTAGCACATACGATTGTATCAAATAAATACAATAACAGAGTGCAAGTTAGTGGTATAGATGCTGATGTGTTATGGAACAAAATCGCTCCATACATGGTTAGTAAGCGATATGCCCCTAACACAGAACGCCGAGGTCGTTGTAAATACGGTATTCCGTGTCAATGGCTAGTAGATTTATTAAACCGGCGTAAAATAAAGCATGACCGTCATGGCATTGATTTTGCTGATGACGACGGTGATGTTATTCATTTGCGTGGGTTTAAGAACATCTGTCATGGCCGCAAACAACTTGGGTATGATGCGTATGGCAGCGGCTTATTTGATAAATTCCTAGTTGATTTGAAGCTTATTTCACGCAAAGCATGGAAAAAGCTTGTAACACTATTTGACCTAGGCTATCGTTTTGTGCCTATAAAGTCTATTTCTAAAGGTGGTAATAGACCAACTTTTGATCTTTCTATTCAAAAAGGCCATGAACCCGCTTACGTTGCCAATGGAATGGTCGTACATAATACCTACAATAATATGGAAACAAGCCTATCTGTATTCTTGGAGCAAATCAGAGCGTTTCGTGAATTTATCACACGTAAAGTGTTCTATCAACGCTTGTTCCCATTAATTGCTATGGAAAACGGCTTTGAAATCCGCGAAAAGAAAATCGAAACCAAAGGTTCGTTCAACGACGGTCGCATCCAGGGCATTATGTCTAAAGCTGGTGTTATGAAATACCAAGCTGTTATTGGATCGTCCAATTTTGTCAATCTCAGCAATGATGATAATGAGGTTGATATCACCAAACTGCATATGCCTAAAATGCATTGGCATAAAGCATTAAAGCCCGAAGCGGACTCTGCTTATATCAGCATGTTAAGTGAACTACAGCAAAGTAGTGGCCTGCCTATTCCATTGCGTATTTGGGCAGCCGCAGGCGGATTACCTATTACTGATATTATGCAATCGTTGGATGAAGACGTTAAACTGCGTAAGTTGGTTGACGCATACAAGAAAAAACTGCCGAAAAATCCCGAAGAAGAAGCCGCACAGCTTTTCTCTGGTGCTTCTACCTCTGGTTATCTACGTACACAAAGAAACCGCAATCGTTCCTTTGAATCCATAGAGATGAAAGACCCTGATACACAGAAAGTTCTTTCCAGAAAGGGTCGTAATGTCATGGAAGAGCGCGCTAATAAGAAGGCTTCTCCAGTTCTGGCTAATTTAGCCAAGCGAGATAATGCTAAAGAATTGAATGCGCGTGGCGCACGCCAGCGTGCTTATCATTTTATGCTGAATAAGACTATGTTCGGTAATTTAGAGACTAATAGTTAAGGGATATTGGGATGTCAAAAGGCGCATTTGGTCGCAATTTCTCTGTGTACGCTGATGCTAGTCTCAACGGTATCCCTGTTGAGTGTTTTTCTATTGAAAAGCAAAAGCACAATCTGAGTCTGTCCTCTGGTGATAATCTATTGGACCTGACTAAAAGCACATTGGTTGATGCACAACAATGGCTGCCATTCTTTGCTGAACAGTATAATATCTCGGCAAAGATGAATGACTATCTAGTTGTTCCAGTCATTATTATGCCTTCCGATCTGCCTAATAGGAATGGAGTAGGCTTTCCATATCAAGAGCTTGTTAAAGCTAATGTGGAAGCTGGACAACTGTCCTATCAGACGTGGCGTGGCAAGCCTACGTACATCGATCATGTTAATAGAGATCATACGAAAGCAAAAGGCATTATTCTAGCCTCTGCTTTTAGACCCATGCAACGCAGTCGTGGTAATTTGTGGAAGGTTATTCTTTTAACCGCATTTGATCGTTCTCGCGATCCTGTTTTAGCCAATCAGATTTTAACAGGTGAGCGTAACGCATATTCCATGGGGGCGTGGACAGGGCACTTCACTTGTTCTTTTTGCCAAGCCCATCATGGTGCTAAAGCAGGTTGTGAGCATATTAGTTTAGCCCAACCCCGTATGTCTATCAGGAAAGATACGGCGGATAAAAACCAATTAGTCTTTTTACAGGGCCGTGACGTCATTGGATTTGAATTAAGCTCTGTAAAACAGCCTGCTTACCTATCGGCAGTGACTAATGAAATAATGACATGGGAGTCTTGAACTGTCCTGTCATAATTTGACAGGTAATTTTGAACGCTTCATTAGCTTTCGACTGTTATGGAGATATAAATGATTAAGCGAACTTATAGGGTGATGGCGGGGCTTAAAATGCCTGTCTTTGCCATTCACCATGAAGGCAGCATTAATAAGAAGACGGTGCTTGCAGCACATAAGTGCAAGTGCGGTACGCGTCTGGTTATGAACCGCTTACAGGTCCCAAGTTGCCTGGTTTGCTCGAATACTACACTGCTTGATAATAGTGTGCCAGCGCAGGATAACGAACTCATTCTTACTAAGGATGAAGTGTCGGAAATGCCTGTGGTTGCCAATTGCAGCACTTGTGGTTCTACTGTTCGCGCTGTAGCGCGAACCGCTCGGGCCATGCATGGTCAGTCTGGACATTGCATGATTTGTTCAACTGTGCTTGCCTTTGATGGCAGTGCAGTAATGGACGATGATGGCGATCACGAGTTTCATGGTACCGAAAGCGACGACGAAGAAGACGATAGCGAAGAAGATTCTTCCGAGGAAGATGATGATTCTGAGGAAGAAGATACGTCTATGGAAGACGATCTTGAAGAGGAAGATGATGATGATTCTGAGGAATATGATTCCAGTTCTGTTGTAGCCGAGGGCGACGAAGAAGATACCGGACCCCTTGATGAACCTAATCCGGTTGATTTAGTCGATCCGTCTGATGTTGACGTTGAAGATGACGTTGATGCAGAAGTCGCACCGGAAGTTTCCGAAGAAGATGAAGAACTTGCTATGGCGAGCGTAAAGAAGCAGGGCAAAAAGTCTGCTAGAAAGGGTGCTAGAAAGGGTGCTGTTACCGTTTCTGTCTTTAATAAAGTCTTGAAGGCAGCTACAACGGCAGACGTGGACCTGTTGCTGTCTAGCGATGGTACTCGCTGGTATATGTTTGCCAATAACCAGCATGTTGCTACTGCTTCCCTTGATCGGGCTTCGGACAGCATTAAGAAAATCTTTACGTCGGAAGATTTTGCTACTACGCTGCAAATTGCTACCGAAAACGGCATTACCGAAGAGAACGTGCAGCCGTTTGGTTTCGAGCCTGTTAATGTCGAAGTTTCCGTGGATGACGCTACGGAAGATAAGATGAACAAGGCGATTGATGAAGCCACTGCCGCACTGGATGCTCGCAGCAATAGCATTACAGAAGCACTTGAACAGTGTATCGGCATTGCGGCTGTTGGTATTAATAAGGGTGTTTTCGCAGAGATTAATAATCCACTGCGTATCGCTCTTGTTGCTAAGCTTTCCGAATTGCGTGTTCGTAATCCGGAAAAGGTCGTGGATACTGTTTTGGCAGAACACGGCGAAGACTTGCTGCGAGAAATCGTAGCTAAGGCGGTGGAACTCACTAAAAAGACTCCGGAGGTACTAGACGAAATAGGAAAGATGGTAAGTCAGGCGTCTTATCGTTTTGTTGAGGCTTCTGGCGACGAAGATAAGCCTCCCACTACGGTTATTCCTTTTATGGCGCAGTCAGATAAGGAACATGCTGTTAATGCCGGTGTTGCCTCTGGTAGTCCTGATCCGCAAATGGCAAGCTTAATTCGCGACATTAACACAAAGAGATGGCGCTAATTAGTCTACGGTGTTGCTATTGGTAAGTCTATTTGATACCAATTAACTTTGGAGATTTAGAATGTTAGATATGTCTCGTACTCGCATTGAGAAGACGCGGGAAGGGTCGATCCTTTCCACGGTCACTATTGACCAGGAAGGTCTGTGCCTTCAAATGGTTCTTAGCGGCGGCAAGGAGTTTATTCGCCCGTCTAATGCGACCGCCAATTCGCTGTTCCTTGGTTTTTCCTGGGGCGAGCGCTTTGGTCCTCCGGCGACTATTACTCGCACGGAAGTTCTGCGTTCCACTGCTAGTGCGCCAACTGTTACACTGTCGCGTGAAGCTTCTGCCGCTGCCGATATGTTTGTTGCTGTCGGAACTTCTTATGCAGGCACGTCGCTGGCTTCGCAAGGCAGCTCTCCCAGCAATGTTCAGTTCAAGCTTGAGTCTGACAACAAGACTGTTACTCTGCACGCCGATCATGCAGATAAGGACATCTTCGTTGTCTATCGTCATGCACTGACGGTTACGGAAGCTCAGGTTCTTATCGGTGACGCGTATCCTGGTCAGCGTACTCATGCGGCTATTGGCCGTGGTGGTATTATCCAGGGTGGCTACATCTATACTGACCAGTTCGATGCTTCGGTCAATTGGGCAAACGTTGATCTGGATAGTGAGGCTATTAAGGGCATTGCTAACGGTCGCGTTGGAACGGGTACTGGTTGTTCGCTTATCGGCTATGCACACGTCGTTAGTGCGCCGTCGGTTGGCGATCCTTGGCTGGGTCTTTACGTCGATCATTGATACTGGCAAATTCCAGTAACAACTTCTTTTTAGCCTATATCTAGTATTTACGGAGTTTGACAATGAAGCGGTCTTTTACTTTTAGGGGTGGTAACGGTGCCCCACCGACGCCGGGCAAGGAAGCGCGTATTCCAGGTACTCGCGATAGTATCGTGGGTCGTGATGGTCATCTGTCCGGTTATGATAAGAAGGACCTTTTCCGCACCGTTGGTCATCTGATGACCATGGCTGCCAATGGTACTCTCGATATGTCGGACGCACAGCCTGACAACGTGCCGACGAAAGCGATGGCTGCGAAGCAACGCCGCGAACTTCTCGTTGCTGCGTATAATGATCGCACATCGGGTAAGTGGGCAGCACTTGGCTCCACGATTGCAGGACAGATTACTGAGTCTGCGGATCGTGAAGGCTTTATGCGGCGCTTCCTGGAAAAGAATCCGCTTGAGCAGGGCAATTTTCCGCGTATTCGGGTGCGGAAGAAGAACGTCTCCGCTGTTATGATGGCATCAGCTTCCATGATACATCCGCAGTATGTACGCGATTCTGAATTGTTTCCGCCTGAGTTTATCGTGTCGGCCAACATTCGCGTTACCAATCGCGATATGAACCAGGGCAGCCAGGACATTCTGGAAGAGAAGTTCCTGGAAGCTCAGGAAGCTATTATGACGACGGAAGATCGTCATTGGAAGCTGCTTGCTGATAACACGGTTGGAATCGATCACCAGCTTAAGTATCTTTCGGGTGGTCTTAATCCTACCAGCTTAACGGAACTGCGTACCGATCTTACGCGCTTCAACATCGTGCCTGTGTATTACCTGATGGCCGCTGATTTCTGGAATGATATCACTGGCAACACGCAGTTCTCTGCTTGGTTCGATCCGATGACCAAGTATGAAATTGTTACCACGGGTGAGCTTGGCGATATGCTGGGCCTTACGTTTGTGACTGATGGTTTCCGTCAGGAACAGCTTAAGGTTCTTGAAGCCGGTGAGTCTTACATGATCGGTGAATCGTCTATGCATGGCGGTTATACGGATCGTGGTCCGGTGCAGTCTTATGAAGTGAACCAGTTCTCGGATGGCATTCCGGCGCGTGGTCACTTCTTGTTTGAAGACCTCTCCATGGTGATCGCCAACGCGCGGTCGGTTATTAAAGCTAAGCGTATTTGACGAACTCAGGCAGGCTGATTAGTTAAATCAGCCTGCCTGCGAGTTAAATTTGCTTAGTTAGGAGAGTACAATGAATAAACCAAAAGCCGTGGAGGCTTTTCGCAAGAAGAAGGTTACTCCTAAGCAGAAGTTTAAGTTTTCTGCTATGCGGGAGACCGCAACTTCTTGTGCCGAGGCTCTCTATAAGGCAATTAGTAAGCAAAACCCTGATGTAGATTTGGATGATCTTGAATCTGATCTGCGCGCATTGGTTCTTAAGCACGGTAATGGAACTACTGATAGTGAAGTAGCCCCGGCACCCGCGCCGGAAGAAACCGTTGCTAACGTAAAGGCACCGTACAGTCTTTCTGGTGATATGCTGGTTATTGCATACGATGCAGCTAAGGCAGGCGATTGGCGTTCTGCATTCAAGTCTTTTGCTTCTGCCATGGAAGCGGATGATGCTGACGATTTAATCGGCGGTATCGAAGAAATGAATGCCAATACACAAGAAGCACTCGACGCTGCGAATATGGATGATGCGTCGGATGAAGAAGACATGGACGAAGAAGTTCAGCCTTCTGATATGGAAGGAGCAATTGATGCGATTGCTTCGGAAATGGAATATAGCGAAGAATACGACGACGTTGACGATCACACTGATTCGTCTAGTGCAGACATTCCTGATTTTGATGTACCTGACGATGAAGAAAACGACGAAGCAGACGAAGAGCCTATCTCTGTTGATGATACCAAGCCCATGGGTGGAACATCGTCTTCAAGACAAACTCTGTCGTCTAAAAAGCCTACCCCTGTTGATGCCAAGCTGCGGGCACTTGCCAATAAGCTTAGCATTGATGGTACTGACGAGTCTTTGAAGGATAGTCGGCGTATCCTTGCCAAACGCCGTGCTGCGTAACAACTATGGGAGCGGGCGGGGAAACTTTGCCCGCGTTTCCACATCATGAGCGGATTTCACGGAGACCGTAAGGATAATCAGAAACTATCTGATATTTTTATCACTTCCATAGCAGGTGTTGCATCGCAATTAAAGCGGTTTTTCCCTGACAAGATTGTGCCCGTTGTGCAGACAAGGGGCACAAATCATTTCCGGGCTATGTTTACTCAGAACCGCAAGATTAAAAAGCCATTCTTTGCCTACACCATGACTACAATGGAGACCAATACACAAGGATATAATCCTTTTGTGTTGCATAGACGTGGCAGGTATGGTCCTAAGATACTATCTGACGTTGATCCAGAGAGTACGACCGAGATTATCTACAACTTTATGCCTGCCACTGTCGCATTCAGAGTGTTGTTCATAACGGATGATGCCTCAGATACCATAGCACTGGCACAGCATTGGTTATTGGCTGCTAGAAACCATTACCTTGATTTTGTTATTGATGCCGAAGATCAGGCTACAATCAATATCAAGGTTAATATGGATCAACAGATCAATTTCCCTGACCTTGAATTTGAAGAGATTGGCGAATCAATGGTTATGGAACTTAGTATGTCGATTGATACCTATCACGGTAGCACATCGAAAAAACTGTCTGTATCCAGCACTCATTTGAACCTGTCTAGTGTCGTGATGGACGAAAGCGGGCGTTCTTTAGCTAATTTAGGTGGCAAAGTATATCAGAAATAAAGGCTAGGGCTATGAAGGCCACGCTCCTTACATCATTACGTGTAACCCTTACAACATTATCTTCGCGACGTAATATACAAGAATTGAACGCCCCTACTGACCTTGTAGCGGTTGCTAAAATAAGCAATGATACACATGAACTAGCTGCCAACAATGTCAGTGCTAACAATGCAAGATCTGAGATTTTACTAGGCGCAGTAGTTGAGTTTCTGCATATTACGTCGTCGGCCCCAGTTCAAGTTACATTGTCTTGCACTGTGTCCAATGTAACAACGTCATTGGTTATTCCTGTTAAACGTCATATGACGATAACAGGTGTTTTTTCTGAGGTTAAAGTCAAAAACCTAGGAATTACCGATCCAGTGACAATTAAGGCTATTGTGGCTTAATTAGGAGTTTTGATAATGGCTATTCTTCGTAATATGACGCCTAACAAGATTACTGTACGAGCGGCTGATGGTGATTCCGTGGATTTTGGTCCTGGATTGACCTGTGAAGTTGATGATAAGTTCTTGTGGAACCTGCCAACCGGCATTCGTCACATTGGCGCTGCCAGCACTCAATCGACGGAGTCTGCATCTAGCAATTTTGATTGATACAATGTTTAATTGACGTAGCGTTAATACATTTAGACGAGGGAGCCTTATTATGGCGGCGTTTTACTTAGTTCCTGGTGTTTATCCGCGAGAGATTGATCTCTCTGAACGCGTCCAGGCGATTGCTACATCGGTTGGTGCGGCGGTATTTGCTTCTCGACGTGGCCCTATGAAGACCACTTTTATTAGTGGCAAAGATCAGTTTCAGGACCTGTTCGGTAAACCCGATCCGTCTTGGAGTTATGGGCACCATAGTTGCTTAGCGTTCCTTACCACTGGTCGCCAGTTGTGGGTTCAGCGCGTTGTTAAGGATGCGAAGCACGCAGGCGTTGTTGTTACCAATGACCTTGAAGGTTCTTCTGCGGTTAACACTTCGTTTACGCAATTCCCCTCGGGTCGCGGTGGTGATTATAACACTGGTGGATTTCAATATCAGCATCTAGTGTTTAGTGCTGTATTGGTATCTCTGAACGAAGTAGCGGTTGCCATTACGGATGGCACCAACCCTATTACGTTCTCTGCCACGTACGCAACTAGCAGTGATGCTACGATGCAAGTGCTGGCCGATGCTATTACCAATCAGATTAATGCAGCCTATGCAACCGGCTTTACCGCTGCAAAGAAGTCTCTTGGTAAGGCAACTGTCCTAAAGAACAGTTCCAGTGCGACAGATGACCGTATCATCCGCATTACGTCTCCCGAAGGTGTTAACCTGACCATTTCTTCGGTCACTGTTACGCTGGGTGGATCGCAAGCGACGGTTTCTATCCAAGACAGTCCTGCATTGTTTGATGTGTACGCTGAAAACCCCGGTGCTTGGGCCAATGATATCGGCATTCAGATTCGTAATCTGGATATTGGTGTTAAGCAGCGCCGTAAACTTACATTCTCTGCTTTGCCTGTTGCCAATCAGGCTTTCCAGGCTGGTCTTGATTTGCAGGGAACCCGCGTTCAGGTTGGTCCGGTTGCTTACAATACTTCCGGCGCACAGACTATGGCTGATATTCGTGCAGCCTTTATCACTGCAATGGGCGCTACGTCGGATGCTTTCTTGCAGGCTAATAACTTAGAACTTGTCTTGGTTGCGCCTGTTGATGGGCCTGATATTTTTGATCTAATTGATCCGCAGATCATTAATACAGCAGGTTCGGCTACTATTCCGACTGTTACCAACACACAAACGCTTACAGGTATTGCCAAGGAAGATACCTTTGAAATTTGGGTGTATGAACGCACGAATCAGTTAGTGCCTCTGGAAAAGCACGTTGTTTCTATCAATAAGCAGGTTGATGGCTTTGGTCGTCAGCAGTTTATAGAAGAAGTCATTAACAACAGTGCTACGAGAAGCTCGCTTATTCGCGTTGTTTATAACCTGAACAATCCTGCGGGCATTTTGGCTACACTTCCAACCAGTTCTACAGCGGGTGCAACACCTATTACGTGGCTTGCGGGTGGTAATGACGGTGTTGTGCCGCTTAATTCGCAGATCATGACTGGCTGGAATGCGTTTGCAGATCGTACTAAGAATGCAGTGCGTATTCTGATCGGTTGCGGTTATGATGACGTGGCTGTGCAGACCAAGATGGTTTCTATTGCAGAAAATCGTTATGACTGCTTTGCCATTCTTGATATGCCAGCCGCGCAACAGGGTGCAGCGGATGCGTATAGTCATCGGCGCAATACACTTAATCTGAACACGACATATGCGGCTATTTATACGCCTGATTTGCAGATACGTGATGAATTTACCAACCTCACCATGTATGTTCCGCCGTCAGGCTACGTTGCATCTACATTTGCCTACAATGATACTGTAGCGGCTGAATGGTTTGCGCCAGCGGGTCTTAATCGTGGTCTGATGAAGAACATCATTGGTCTGCGTAAGGAATATACCGAAGGCGAATTGCAGCTTATCTCTCCCAATCAGATTAACCCGATTATCAAAAAGCCAGGTAAGGGTTACGTTATTTGGGGTGCTGATACGCTGCAAAGCAAAGCTTCCGCTTTGTCGAACATTTCTGTGCGTCGTCTTCTTATCACAATTGAGGTAAGCTTGGTTGATGCACTGGATTACACAGTGTATGAGCCACATGATCCTTACACTCAGTTCCAGGTTGTGCGGCTTTGCGAAAACTTCCTACAGCCTATTAAGGAAGCTCGTGGACTGCGTAGGTTCGAGGTTATTTCCGATGACAACAACAATAAGCCGTATCATAGAGACTCCGGCCAATTGAATGTTGATCTTATTCTTGAGCCGACGTTGCCGGTTAAGTATGTGCGACTGACCTCGGTTATTACCAAGCAAGGCGCGGCATTCTCTGAAATTGTGGGCTTGCTCAACGGAGAGTAATACAAAGGCTGGGGTTTAATTAAACCCCAGCCTACGTTGGTTTTAATTTAACAAGTCCTATCGATATAGGAGAACTTATATGCCTCGCATTTCTCTTGACCGGGTTCGTGGCTTACCCGACATTATGACTACAAGTGACTTCGAGTTTATTCTTGGCTCAATTCCAGGCGGAACATCTGACCGTAACATGGTGGTTAAGTGCCAACAGGCTGAATATCCTGGCACTGGACAGGAAGCCTTTGAAGTCCCTGTGCATGGTCATGTGATCTATATTCGTGGTCGTCGTACGTTTGAAAGAACGGTTACAGTGGCCTACCTTGAAGATCGCACGATGGATACCACTAATCAGTTTGAATCGTGGTTTGAGTTTATCGCAGGCACCAATTCAGGCACGTCTGGTGGATACAAGCGTTCTTACGCTCTGGATGGTCCGCGTCTTATCACCTATGACACCACGGGCCTTGCTATTAAAGAAGTGATCTTCTACGGTCTGCAACCGCAAAGCAAGCCCTCTATTCAGTACGATGGTAGTAGCTCGCAGGCATATCTGGTCAACATGAGCTTTGTATATGACCATTATGAACCGAGTAATATCGCCATTCGATAAGCAATAGAGACCGTGGCAGGCACGTTATCTATCACTGATGGTGAATGATTAACCGGCCTGTAATTAGGCCGGTTAATTTATGTCTTCTATTTGAAGCTTTTAGGGCTATATAAAATGTCCTATATTCCTGATCTCAATCAAGTGCGTGGCAAGGCTGAACCTGCACCCTCTTGGCGCTGGGTTGTACGTTTGCCTGATTTAATCCCTCGCACTAGAACACCCTCATTTCCTGTGCCATATCAGGGTTTACTTAGGACCTCTACTATACCTTTTGGTATGGTGGAGAATATTGAGTTTTCAGTGCGGCAAATAGACTCAGATCAACGTTTTAGAGCGGGTGCAAGGCATAATTTCCCTCGTTTTATGTCTGTTCCCAACGTCTCTATTACGTTTTTTGAAGACATTAACTACGGTGTTACGCGTTATTTACGTTCCTGGGAAAACCTCATTATAGATGAGGAACACAACTACGGTATTCCTGCCATTTACAAGCATCCCATTTCGCTATTTGCATTTGACTATGTTTCCAATACAGCGCCCGTTATGGTAGGTCGTGCATTAGGTTGCTGGCCTACTACGTTCTCTGGACTGTCATACAATTACGATGGTTCTAGTCCTGTTACAGTGACAGCAGATTTTGCTGTGGATGAAGATGTTATCCAGGTTGGTGCAGGCACTTCTTTTTCCATTATGAACGGTCTAGGTGGAGCGGCTAATCCACTTAATCAATTTAGACAATTCGTTAGCAACGTACGCGGTGTTGCTGACAACATTAGAGGCACGGTCAACCAGGTATTGCAGCCAATCAGAGAGGTTCGTTCTTTGGTTGATGAAGGTCTTGGCTCAGTGCGAGAAACGGTCGGAGCCGCACGCAGCTTGATTAATCTACCACGAACTCTAGGAACAGAGCTTGGTGGAATAGTTGGCGGCAGCGCAAGACAGAATTTTGGCTCCGAATTTCGTAGTTTATTTCGTTAAAACCGCTGAAAAACAAATACAAAGGTTTTAATCATGAGTGATAGCACACGCATTATCCGCCCACCCTCTAGCAGATCACTTGGCACACGTACATTAGGTGATTTGCAGAAAAGCACTGAAACGGGTGGGGTTGATGCCTCTACAGGTCAACCTGTTAGTCTGCAAGCCCAACACGATGAAATGCAAGCCTTGTTAAAGCAGAACCAAGAGCTTTCAGGTAATACCCCACAACCGCCGCCACGGCGAGCGCCCAATGTAAATGAACACGTTGTTCAGTTGCCAGCAGATCGTGTATCAGACGATATTCCGTATGAAGATGAACCGCCCAACAAACAACCCAAGCGCACACCTACCGAAGAATTAAGCAATAAAGCCGCTCTTGGTGGCTCATTAACGCCACCCCCTATTAAACCAGCACAGTATGAGGCTCGTAGAAAGCGGGCTAAGGATGAAGATAAGGACGCTGATGAAAGCACTCAAGTATATACAGGAAAGCCTAGATTTGTCACTAAGCAGATAAACCGTGCAGCCCATTTTGAGCGTGTGCCGTTGTTATCGGGCTTTGTGTTTTATCCCTGGAAAGACCTGCAAGTTCGAAAGATCAACATACCCGATCAGGTGCAGATCAGTCGGGCACAGAAAACACAGAACATTACCGCATTTATTGATGCTGTAGGTGCGACATTAGACCCTGCCATTGATATTCGCGACTTTGCCGTGCCTGATTTCTTCTATCTGCTTTATTGGCATAGGTTTAATTCGTATACTTCGACGCCATTTTTAGTGTCTTGGACCTCTAAATATGGCAATCGCAATGACTATCGTATCACTGATACCAACTTGAAGTATGATACGCCTACTATCAGTGAAGAAGAATACCTTGAATGGACCGCAAAGGGCTTTTGTATCCCTACAGTTCGAGAGATGGAAGTCTTTATGACGGAAAATCTCGACGAAGAAGAGACTGATCTGCTATTACGGGCTCAGTTCTTTCGTGGGATAGGGCGTGAAGACGGCGGACCTACAGAGATTCAAGATAAGATCGACGCTATGATGGAGCTTGGTGCTGATAGCGTCGATATCCTTGAACAGTTGAATGAATTTAGGCGTGCGATAAACTTTGGTGTTGTAGAGCGTGCTGATGTAACAGATGCTAAATTTGATCCAGATAAATGGGCGGATTCATTAGAAAAACAAGAAAGTTATTTGCGTCTGGAAGCTGAGTCTATTCGTGAGTTAAACTCTGGTGTCTATATAGCACGTATGGCAGAAGCGGATGAAGCAGCACGGGAAGCCAAGGAAATACGTGATAGTTTAACTGAGGGAGGCGAGGTACTACCTGACATTGAGTCCATTACACTCAACGTTGGAGTCCTCGATTTCTTTCCCAACCTATAGTGAAGAATTGATAGAAGCACGTCGCTACAATTTGATGTCACATTTTCATTGCTTTGTTCCAGATGAAACACGTATCAGCCAGTTGCTTTATTATAGCGTTAAACTGGCCGAGGATTTACGTGATGCTGAGATTAGAAATAAACGCGCGGCCCAAGATCAACGAACTGCACAATCAACTGCCAATCGACAAGCCGCCCGCCCTAGTGCTGGTCCGATCCGTTGGAAGCGTAGGAGATAGTTTATGCCTTCTGCAAATGTATTAAAAAGAAATTCAGAACCTGCATTAGATAGTAACCTGCTTCGCACTACTACAGAAAGCGAGCGGATGCGGCGCAATGCTGTTATCACGTTTAATAGACGTGCAACAGAACTACGCCGTGAAGCTGCCCGAATTGGCACAAGAAATAGCCAGACTTCATTAAGTGCGCGTGAAGTCTGGCCGATGATTGATGAAACCAACAACATTATCCAACAGGCTAAAGGCTTCTTTGTTCGAGCCAAGAAATTTAATGCAGAAGGCCGTCTAACCAGCGTTTTAGAAGACTACATCGACGCTTTGCAGGCTAAATACAAGGCATTAGTAGCACTGTGTGTACGTCGTGTGCAGGCTGAAAATGCATTTGCTGAAAACATCACGGCATTTGCTAATAACGCACCAAGTAACCGGCGTATTCCTTTGCTGCGTGGTGGGGCTGCTATCAATACAGGTAGTGGTCCGTCACGCATAAACTTTAGTATGCCACGCGCACAAAACAGGCGCACAGGCAATGATAACGCTCACAGTATGTTGCAGCAAGCTGTAAGCTCTGTAAGCCGCAATCAGCGCAATTCCACACGATCAAATAATGTAAGTTCTGCTGGGCGTGATATGCCTAGTTTCACGAACACATCTGCTAGACCTAATCAGGCAGCAAACAATAACCGCCCAAATACGGCAAACGATAGAGCATCTATGGCGTTGAATAGACGCCAGATGCAGCGTGATAGTGAACATCAGGAATGGCAACAGGATTTCTGGACCGGCTTTGAACGGCGTCTATTCGCACGTCTGGATGGATTAAAGAAAGCCTCTAAGGATAAGAACTCTGGTGGTATCGGTGATCTATTAGGTGGTGCTTTAGCTGGTGGATTATTGGCTAAAGTAGGCAAATGGATGCGCGGCATTGGCGGCAGTTTAATGGCTTTGCTAAAGAAAGGCAAAGTTGCTATTGCCGCTGGTACTGGTGGTATTTTAGGCGCTATGATGGAAGGCGGCGCTGGTATTGGGCGATTCTTTGATGATGCAGAAAAAGCCCTGGCAGCACGTTGGAGTAACCTGAGCGATTGGTTCAGTAAGAAGTTTACTGAATTTAACGGCATGTGGGATAACAGTGCTAATGCACTGGATGAAACGCTAAAGCGTTGGCAAGGTGGTATGGCTACCGCTTATGACGATGTTATTAAGCGTGTCAATACGTTCATTGATGACGCAGGCACGTCATTAGACAAGCTAAAAGATCGCATTAGTCAAGGACTAGAGCCGGTTCGTGATGCATTTAATAAAACGGGCACACATATCGGTGAATTTGTCGATGACGTTAGCAGCCGTCTAAGCAAACTTCCCGATCAAATCAAGAGCCTTATTCCATCTGCTATAAATGCCATGGATGAATGGACAAGCTCTATAAGTTCTAAAGTAGCCGCACTGAAAGACTCTGTTAAAACGGGGTTGTCGGGTGCCACTGATGAATTTTTGAAGTTCTCAGGTTCCATTGTTGACCATGCCAAGTCTATTGGCACTGCTATTGGTGATATTGGTGATGCCGCTGGAAATAAGATTAGTACAGCTTTAGAAAACGTCAATAGTTTAGTAAGTAAGCTCTCTGATGCTGCGAAAATGGCAGCTACCACGGCAGCGTCAGCCGCTAGTGCGGCAGGTGTTGGTAGTGCAGCAAGTACAACTAAAGCGGCTGCAGCTAGTGTTCCTGCCGGTGCAGCTAGTGTTCCTGCCGGTGCAGCGGATACCGCAGCTAGTGTTCCTGCCGGTGCAGCGGATACCGCATCACGTCCTGGAGTTATAGCTCGTACTGCCGAGGCTATTGGCAATGTTCCAGGTGTTAAGTTAGCAGGTAAAGTTATAGGTGGCGTTACAAAAGTAGCAAGCGCTGGTGCAGGTGTTCCATTAGATGCAGCATTGGGGGCTGCACTTGCAGAAACTAATCTAGGAATGGCGCCAGGATCAGCAACTATACTTGATCGCGGGGTTGGTGCTGCTATTGGTGTTGGAACTTCTATTGCCTCATTAGGTGCAGCAGCCATGCAAGCGGTTACACCTAATAAATTTATGGATGGAACTGTAGAACGTGGTGTTTTAAGTAGCTATGATAAAGTCTTTAATCCTGCTAACAATGAACGTGCTGAGATTCTAGCACATCGTATAATGGCAGGCAATTCGGTCTCAGCCGAAGAGCTTGGTACTAGTGTGCCGTTCATTAATCTTGTCCGGCGCAGTGTTATGAATAAGGTTGATTCACAAAGTTTGACGGCTACAGGATGGTCTGACAATCAACGTGTTGATGCCTCTGCATTACCGGCTGATTTAGCCAGTGCAATGCGTAATCCTCGTTCTAGGGAGTTTCTTGCTAATAAAGCCAATCAGGCAACATTTACTGATGTAGGCTATAAGATCGGTGAAAGTGCCACTACTGCCATTGATAATTACGCGACTTCGCTTAGTAATGGCACGCCGATAGCTAACGTAAAGGCGAACATTCCACCCGAAGCCGCTATGTTGGCCGAAGAGATTAAATCTTTTATTAATAGTACGCCTGCGCCATCACCTGTTGATTTATCTGGACTGCGTGGTGCCAAATTAAACCTTACGCAAGAAAGTTCGTGGGCACAATTAACGTCAGGACAAGCATCACCTAATCAAAAGCGTGATGCGGTTGAATGGATGCTGGCAAATGGTGTTGCGCCATCTGATCCTAGCAATCCTGCGTACGTAGAAACTCTCGGCAGGCTTAAAGCCAGTAACAAGATGATATTTGAGGCTTTGAGTCGTTCTCCTGATTTGGAAGCTAGATCAAAGGGTGGTATTGTAGTCGGTGGTGGTTCTGGTGTGGGTGCAGTTGGCGTTACAGCCAACGGTGCTGCGTTCAGCATGTCTGAAAAGGGCAGCAGCGAAGCCATTATGCCTCTTGTCGATGGTCCTCAAGGTCTAGGTGTCCGTTCTTATCAACAGAAAGGAGGTAACGATGATGGCACGGTAACTATTCAACCGGCAACTATGAATTTAATAATAGGCGAAAGCGCCGCTAAAGAGCTGGGCAAACAAGTAGGGGAAGCGATAGTTGAGGGAGATTATGCTAGTGGTAATAATTATAATAACTTCAATAGTGGTGGCAGTTCTAATGCTGCAAACGTCAGAACTTCTGGAGTTTCTGTACCCTCACAGGTATCATCAAATGGTAGGGCTGGTGGAGGTGTTCAAGTTTCAGGGGCTGGGTCTACTTCTGGTGGTGGTGGTGGTGGGTCTTCTAGTTCCGTAGGTTCTCCATCAGTGCCTTTTACTTCTGGTATGTTAACTTCCAATATGAAGATTTCGGGAGATCAATACAACACTTTTAAGGAATCAATTGCTAAGATAGAATCAAACGGCAAGTATGATATTATGGGTGGCTCCAGTGGTAGATTTGCTGGACGTTATCAAATGGGTAGAGACGAGATTAATGAAACGGCACGTAAACTAGGTGTTCGTCCGCCTTCCACCGAAGAATTTCTTAAAAATCCTGATATGCAAGAAACGTTCTTTGAGGCTTATACAGATTCTAACCGTAAGCAATTAATGAGAAATCCTAAATACGCTAATGCTGCACCTGAAAAACAATTAGAGATTCTAGGCTACGCGCATAATCAGGGTGCAGGTGGCGCTTCTAAATGGTTGAACACGGGCGTAGTAGGTAGCGATGCCTTTAATACGGCTGGAACAAAATACTCTACTGCGATTGGAAAAAACCTAGCACAATTGGCTAATGGCGGAGGAACACCTGCTACTTCGTCTAATGTTTCTTATGGGCTTAATGGATCATCTTCGGCTGGTGGTGGTCCGCTTAACGTAATGTCTGCAACTTCTGCATCTGTAAGCTCTTCTGGTTCTCGATCTTCGTTGCCTGCTTTAATAACCCAATTGCAGACGGAAACTGATCCCGCAAAACAGGCTGAACTTAAACG